TGGTCTTCTTCGCATATCCTTCCACCAAAAAGGATCCTCCCGTGATGGAGGAACAGTCGTCACTTTAGCTTCAACATCATCCTCAACAACACTATCATCAGAATCCTGACGAATCACAGCAAATGCATGCCATTGCAACTTTGGAAAGACACACTCCGCCTCACACGGCTGGTAACTGACAGGACGCATTAGATCTTCAAACTCTGCAAACTTTTCTCGAAAATCTTGACGAGCCTTCAACATAAAATCAGGTCCGACATGCACATACCCATCAGCCTCTTTCTGGCGAGCTATTCTCTCTCGTACCAAGTTCCACTTAAAATCACTAGTGGTAACTCTAAATTCTTTCTTCTCCTTCTTAGGATGTCGCTTATTATAAGCAACATTTCTATCCTTGCGATACTGTCTCCATTCGGCATCTGAATGCCAAACATACGGCTTCTTTGACTGCACTGCAGCTTGTTTAGTGGAACTGACGCATGGGGTTTGTTCTATTGAAGACATTTCCATGCAAATTAACAACCAGTAACGTACTGGCCACGCACAATTCTCACAACAATTTATAATAACAATCAATAAGCTAAATGACGCACTCACTTTTAACCTCGGACTCTAATCAGACTTAGCATCACTAGTTCCACCTGGATAGAGGTTAACACCAGTTATAATAGACGAGTACGACCCGTCCAAAACAGTAGTAATCCGCTGAATCAACGCTTATAGTCTACCAACCAACGTCGGCCTGACAAGCTCATCAATACGGAACTTTCTGCTAACCAGTGAAAACATATCATGCCCGGCTTCCCTAGATCGGTTCGTCCAAAATCTCCCCGGTTCCACGCGGAAGAGCGAAGAATCTGTATCTTATCATGAGTGCTTAAATGTTTGCTTGGTCATATAAATTAATCGATGACGGTGCTCCTGTGCAGAACACCTCCCTCAAATAGAAGTTTTAAGTCATTACGGACTACAATACAAAACAAAACAAACACAACACAAAATTTTCAAATACACCAAGAGGTATAAATACCAAATGATGGAGAAGAAATACACTAAGACTAATAAATTAGCCATAATGCAATAAGCCGTACCACGGCAAACGGTTAAAATAGGGTGCTATTA